GATAAATCTGTGATTACAGAAATACTTCAAGACGTGTATAAGGAGGCCTGTGAGGTTGAGTAATGTTTATCTTAGCAGTTAAAGGATTTGAAGAAGATGGTGCATTCTCTCTTGAGAATGATGATGGAGAAAAAATTCTTATAATGTTTGAAGAAGAGGATGATGCGGATAGATATGCTGAGTTAATATCGATTGAGGATGACTATCCAGAGATGAGTGTAATCGAGGTTGATGATTTTGTTGCAATGCAGGCTTGCGAAAATCATGATTACATGTATAATATAATTAGACCAGACGATATCGTGGTTCCACCAAAGAATGATTTGTTTCAAAAAGATAAAATGGCGTAATTTGCTGTCTACTGGTAATCAGTGGACTGAAATTGACTTAAATAAAACATCGAATACAGTAATTATAGGAACAAATGGTGCTGGTAAGTCTACCATGTTAGATGCACTTACATTTGTTTTGTTTAATAAACCTTTTCGTAAGATTAATAAATCACAACTCGTTAACGCTACAAACGAGAAAGATTGTGTAGTTGAACTTGATTTTGAAATTGGGTCAACTGAATGGTTTATTCGTAGAGGCATCAAACCAAATATATTTGAGATTCATCGTAATGGACAGATGATGAATCAATCTTCTGCTGCGAATGATCAACAGAAATGGTTGGAACAAAATGTAATCAAGATGAATTATAAATCCTTTACTCAGATTGTAATTTTAGGATCATCTACATTTGTGCCTTTCATGCAATTGTCAGGATCAAATCGAAGAGAGGTAATTGAGGATCTCTTAGACATTAAGATATTCTCTGCAATGAATACAATAATTAGAGATAAGATAAGAGAGATTAAGGATAGAGTTAGAACACTAGAGTTAAAGAAAACATCTCTCAAAGAAAAATTAGAGATGCAACAAAATTTTATGGAAGAAGTTGAAAAGAGAGGTAAAGATAGAATTGAATCTAAGAGAAAAAAGATAGATCTATTATCTCTTGAGTCTGAAGGATGTACAAGTATGAACTCAAACTTATCATTTACTATTGAAGATTTGATAAAAGATCAAGAAAAATTTATAGGTGCTAGTAAGAAACTTAAGGAGTTGGGAAATTTAAAGGGAAAGATATCAAACAAGGCATCAACCGTAAAGAAAGAACATAAGTTCTTCTCAAAAAATACGGTATGTCCTACTTGTACACAGAATATTGATGAAGAGTTAAGGCTAAATAAACTTGACGAAGCCCAACAAAAAGCAAAAGAACTACAGTCTGGTTTTCAAGAACTAGAAAAGGCAATAGAAAACGAAGAAGAAAGGGAACGTCAATTTGTCTCACTCACTAAAGAATCAACCAAACTCACGAATGAAATTTCTCAAAACAATGTTAAGATCTCTGGATGCCAAAAACAAATCAGAGAACTTGAATCAGAAATTCAAACTATTACCAATCAACTTAAAAACAGAAATTCTGAACATGAGAAACTAACTGAATTCGACCAAAAACTAAAAGAGACTTATGACTCTTTAGGGGAGAAGAAACAAGAAATACTACATCATGACTTTGCCTACTCACTTCTCAAGGATGGTGGCGTAAAGTCCAAAATCATCAAAAAGTATCTACCACTTATCAATCAACAGGTTAATAAGTATCTCAGGATGATGGACTTCTATATTAATTTCAAACTTGATGAAGAGTTTAATGAGACCATTCAATCTCCTATTCATGAGGACTTCTCATATTCATCCTTCAGTGAAGGTGAAAAGATGAGAATTGATCTGGCGCTTCTCTTCACATGGAGGGAAGTTGCTAGATTCAAAAACTCTGTAAATACAAACCTACTCATCATGGATGAAGTATTTGATAGTTCACTTGATGGATTTGGTACAGAAGAATTTTTAAAGATCGTAAAATATGTAATCAAGGATGCAAACGTATTTGTAATATCTCATAAGCAATCTCTACATGATAGATTTGAAGACCTGATACAGTTTGAAAAGGTCAAGGGATTTAGTCGAATGACATAAATAAAATCAAAGTACGGTAATCCGCATGTTGTTAGATGAGGCTTGTCACTCACTTAAGTTAGAATGTGCATTAAGAGATTTAGGTTTTGTTGACATTGGTTGGAAGTGTGTAGCACACGCAGGGATATTTTTTATTCAACCAGTGGGATTTCCAGATTATCCTGACGGAGAACTATTAGGATTTTCTTTGACACTACCTAATACTCATGATATGCGAAGAGTTCGTTTGATGCGAACTGCAAAGAGAGCATTAGACTATGCGACAGGTGTAGACGATTAAATAAGCTGCACATTCGCTGTTTCTATTTCGTGCTGAGGAATTATAATAAGGACATATAAGAGAGGTTTTGATGTCCATCCAACAAGAAATTAAATCACAACTTGCTAAGTTACTTGCTACAGAAGATCTAATTGTAGAACACAAACAAGTAGAGACTGCAAGTTTCAATGTCGAGACAAGAGTTTTAGTTCTTCCACTATGGGAGAAGGCATCGAGTGAAGTTTATGATATGTTAGTTGCTCATGAAGTAGGTCATGCATTGTTTACTCCTAATGAAGATTGGACAGAGAGATATCCAGAGATACCACCATCATTCGTAAATATTGTTGAAGACGCTCGTATTGAGAAGTTGATGAAGCGTAAGTATGCTGGTCTTCCTAAGACATTCTTCAAGGGATATAAAGAACTACAAGGAATGGATTTCTTTAAGTTGAATGATATAGATGTGAATAAGATGGGTATCGCTGATAGAATCAATTTATATTTCAAAGTTGGTAACTTTACTGACATTGACTTTACTGATTATGAAAAAACTCTTGTGAGTATGGTCAAGTCAGCAGAAACTTTTGATGAGGTTTTAGAATACTCACTTGTTATCTGGGAGTACGCTAAAGAAGAATTAGAACAGAAGAAGAAAGAACAACAAGAGATAGAAGATATGAAAGCTAAGTTAGAAATGGAAGATGGTGATGGTGATAATGAGCAAGAGTATCAAACTACAACTCAAGGTGATGAGGGAGACTCAGAGAAGAGTGATAAAGAAGATGGTGAAGATGATGACGGTCTAGATTATGAAGATGAAGTATATTCAAAAGGTGGTATGACTCTTGGTGACGAACCAAAGGCTGAGACTGTTGAGAATCTTGAAGAGTCACTTAAGGATTTGGTAAATCAAGCTGGTCGTGAGACACTCTATGTTGAGAAACCAAATGACTTAGATCTTGATAAAGTTATTATTCCTAACTGGTTCATTCATAAGAATATTGATTTTGAGTGGCGTGAAAATACATTACAAGATTTTCTTAATGCTGATAATGAGTTTGATGAGTTTAGAAAATCTGCAAGAAAAGAAGTCAACTATCTTGTTAAAGAGTTTGAGATGAAGAAGTCTGCATCTGCATACGCTCGTGCTGCAACTGCAAGAACAGGAATGCTTGATATGTCAAAACTTCACACATATCAATACTGTGAGGATATCTTCAAGAAAGTTACAGTTCTACCTGATGGTAAGAATCATGGATTAGTATTCATACTTGATTGGTCTGGTTCGATGAGTACTATCATGAAAGATACAATCAAACAGTTATACAACCTAATCTGGTTTTGTCGTAAGGTTCAAATTCCATTTGAGGTTTATGCTTTCACAAATGGTTATCCGTATCATGGTAATGAATCACGTTACACAGCAAAGAATAATATGATTTGTGTTGAAGATTCATTTGCTCTTATGAGTTTATTCTCATCTAAAGTCAATGTTAGAACTCTAGACCATCAGATGAGAAATATCTATCGCATTGCAACTAGATTTGGTTACTACCATGTCTCTTGGGAAGAGAGAGATAGATTTCAAGTTCCTATCGGCATGGCTTTATCAGGCACACCACTTGATGAGTCTTTGATTTGTTTACATCAAATCATTCCTCAGTTCAAAAAAGATAATAAGGTTGAGAAAGTTCAATGTGTTGTTCTTACTGATGGTGAAGCATATACACCTTGTTATCATAAAGAGGTTAAACGTGATTGGGAAGAGAATCCATACATGGGTAGAAATGCAATCTGGTCTGGAACATTTGTTCGTGATCGTAAACTTGGTAAGACATATCGTATTAAAGATTCTAATTATGGAATGACCGAAGTTTTACTTGAGAATCTTAAAGATACATTCCCAACTGTAAACTTCATTGGCATTCGTCTGATACCTAGTCGTGAAGCTGGTAGTTTCATTCGCAGATATCATGGATGGTCTGATATAGAGTACAATAAAATTATGAAAGGTTGGAAGAAGAACAAGTCCGTCTCAATCAAAGCATCTGCATACGATACTTATTTTGGATTATCAACAACTGCACTTGCAAGTGATGATGAGTTTGAAGTCAAAGAAGATGCAACAAAAGCAGAGATTAAGAGAGCATTTGGTAAGAGTCTTAAAGGTAAAAAGATGAACAAAAAGATTCTCAGTGAGTTCATTGAATTGGTTGCATGACTAAATAATTCTAAATTTCAAAATAAAGATGGATCATAGAATTTCAAAAGACATGATTTCCAGTGGTATGACACCATCTGGTGAGAAGGCTCAGGAGGATTTAGGTAGAACTCAGTATGGATCTACTCCTTCTCCTAGTTCTTTGATGGAAGCTTACAAAACAATGTATGAACATCATCAAAAGGATGCTGATGGTAAAGTCATCGAACATGAGGAAGAAGAAGTTAAAGAAGGTAAAATGCCTGAAGGTCTTAAGAATTATCTTATGAAGAAAAATGGTAAGAAAGAAGATAAGAAGGATGAAATGAAGAAAGAAGATTCTGACCTATTTGATCTTGTAAAGGGTAAATTAATTGATGAAGGTTACGAAGAAAAAGATGCAGTTAAGATTATGGCAAATGCATCTCAAGAACAACTTCAACAAATAGTTGAAATGGATAAAATGGGTGGCCCTGCTGCTATTGCTACTATAATAGGTGCTGGTTTAGCGGGTGGTAAAAAACTGATTGATGGTGTTAAGGGTATGGGAAAAAAGTTACAACAAAAAACACAAGACAAAAATAAAATGATGCAAGGTATGTAATGATTATGATTGTAACTAACGCTGACAAGTATGGAAACACTCTTGCCTGGCAGAGATATAAGAAAGGTTTTAAAAGTAGAATAACTGGAAAACCTTTATATGAAGATGCACCACATTTAAAAGACAGTTAACAAAGCTGCACAAGAGAGGGTTACACCCTCTCTTTTTTTGTCTATAATTGATATATAGACACAAGAGAAAAAATGTTCCAACCAATCGTGAAAAAATCTGAATTGATCTCAGACCTAACAAATCTATACGGATCAAAAATTACAACCGCCGATGTCAAAGGATATTGTGCATCTCATGGCTACAAGTATTACACTATCACTCGTTACTTGAAAGACTTCAAAGTTACTCGTGGTAAGTGGAATCTAAAGGTTACTGCAAAGAAAGTTGCTCAGATTGAGAAATCATTTGAAGCACCTGCTGCACTACCTTCACCACAACAAACCCTTATTCCTACTAAAGATGATACTTTCGTCCAGTTCGGTAGTTTTCAAGATGTTAAAAAGATTATCCAGTCTCGTCTTTTCTATCCTACTTTTATCACTGGTCTATCTGGAAATGGTAAAACATTTTCTGTAGAACAGGCCTGTGCAACTCTTAAGAGAGAACTTATTCGTGTAAACATTACTATTGAAACAGATGAAGATGACCTCATTGGTGGATTCCGTCTACTCAACGGCCAAACTGTTTGGCATAATGGCCCGATCATCGAGGCCTTGGAGCGCGGCTCGATTCTATTGCTTGACGAACTTGACTTGGCTTCCAACAAGATTCTTTGCCTTCAATCAGTATTGGAAGGAAAAGGAGTCTTCCTCAAGAAGATTGGAAGATATGTAAAACCAGCGCCAGGTTTCAATATCATTGCAACTGCAAACACAAAAGGTAAAGGATCTGAGGATGGTAGATTTATCGGTACTAATGTATTGAATGAAGCATTCCTTGAGAGATTCCCTGTCACATTTGAACAAGAGTATCCAAGTATAAAGACTGAGTTCAAGATTCTTAAAGGTCTTGCTGCAACTCTTAATCTCAAAGATGACGATTTCTGTCAGAGACTTGTTGATTGGGGTGACATTATCCGTAAGACATTCTATGATGGTGGTATCGAAGAGATCATCTCTACTCGTAGACTCGTTCACATTATTCGTGCATACGCAATCTTCAAGAACAAAGCAAAGGCGATTGAAGTTTGTGTGAATCGTTTCGATGATGAGACCAAACAAGCCTTCATGGAGTTGTATGACAAAGTAGATGCTGATGTTGAGTTTGAAAAGGCTGAAGACAAAGCATACGAGGTTGACGCAACACCAAAGGCCTGATATAATAGGGGGAGTATAGCTCCCCTTATGATAAACGCTCATAGTTTAGCAGCTGAAATACTGGAAGGAACTTTGGATGAGACCTATCCAGTAATTAGCAAAATTAGTGACATGAAACTTAGACCACAAAAAATGAGACTTTCTGACAAAACCCTGACATTATTGAAAAACTTTTCGACAATCAATCAGTCTATATTATTCAAGAAAGGTAATTCATTACGAACAATATCTGTAATGAAAAATATTCTTGCAGAGGCAACAATTGAAGAAGACATACCAAAAGACTTTGGTGTCTATGATTTGAATCAGTTCTTAAATGCATTGAGTTTGCATCAAAGTCCTGAGTTAGATTTTGCAAGTGAAGGA